TTTATTTCTTATTTGGACAGTGCTGTTTGAAGTGGCGTTTCCACACCTACTCTCTCTCTCTCTTTTCGCCATTAGGTGCTGTCCATGTTCCTAACTATTCATATAGAAGATAAAGAAGAAAGAATACAATTTGCACAGAAAGTGCGTAAAATTTTGGGTAAATCCAAAACATACATACCTGGAGCGCGAAAAGTCTGGCAGTCAGATATTGGTGTAAAGGCAACAATAGATGAAGAAACGTATACATCTATTATTGCTCTCATTGATCGCAAAGGTTATAACTATAATACAATAAAGGAGTAAAGATGAGTGGACTCTTAGAAGCTACCTATAGCGTGCCAAGCGCAGGTGAAAGTAGTTTTATGAAATTTGTCAAAGGCGAAAACAGATTCCGAATATTGGATAGACCAACATTAGGTTATCAATATTGGCAAGATGATAAAACGCCAGTTAGGATCAAAAAAGCAGGTGATGCACCAGCAGGAGAAAAGCCAAAGCACTTTTGGCAACTTCCAGTTTATAGTGCTAGTTCAGTCAAGGTTCTCGACATTACACAGAGTACAGTCCAGAAGCAACTTACAGAGCTAGATCGCAATAGTGAATGGGGAAACCTTAGAGACTATGACGTGATTGTCACTAAAAATGGTGATGGAATGGATACTACCTATACAGTAACTCCATGTCCTAAAGCACCATTAAACAAGGAAGCAGAGAAGATGTTCAAGTCTTTTAAAGAGACATATGAACCTGAGAAAGTGTTTGATGTTACACCTACTGCTGAAGATGAAGAAGAGCTGCCGTTTTAATGCCTTCTAAAGCATCACGTAAAGGCTACCAAGGTGAAGTTGAGGTCGTTGAGTTGCTCCGCGACCTCGGCTTCATTGCCGAACGATCATGGGGCAGTGATGGTCGTAGCTTTGGAGAGAAGAGCGATATAGATGTTAAGGCTACCAAAGGTGACCTTACAATTTTAGTGCAGGTAAAGCGCAGAAAAAAGATTGCAGATTTTTTATCATTTAGGAATGCAGATGTAGTTATGGTTCGACAGGATCGTAAGCCTTGGCTATGGATCGTAAAGCATGAATGGATGAAGAACTTATTTAAAAGCGGAATCGTAGAAACCCATAACCAAGAAAATGGCGTGTCTAAAGATCGTGATAGTCGTGATTCCGCTTCACTTTAACCAGGAGAGAGAATGCCACATCCAATGAAACCAAGTCCACGCGCAGCTTTAGTAGAGACAGTAGGTGATGCGATAGAGAAAGTGTTAAGAAAAACATTAGCCGATGAAGATCAACGTATGGATATAGCGTTAGAAGTATGTGATGAGGTGTTAAGAAACATAGATAACAAAACAAAAAAAAGAGAGGCAGTATGAGTTTATTTACAAACATAGAAGAAGTAGAAGAGCAAGAGTTTTGCTGGAATGCGTATCAGCAAGAAGTAATCGAAAAATATAAAAAGAAATATATTTCTTTAGAAAGTGCATTGGTTGCGATGGATGCAGAAGTTGCAAGCTTGCAAGTTACCATAGATAGTTTACGAGATCTTATTGACTGGGAGAGCGAATGATATACGAAGAATATAATAAGTTCAGAGAGGACATGTTTGCGGAAGCCTCACAGATTAGTGATAACAAGTCTATCGAGTATACGATTAGTAATGAAGATAAATTTTATAATTTTAAGCATGTTGCGGAACGTCTTGGAATTACTGCAAAGCAGGCACTAATGGTATATGTCTTAAAACATGTCGATGCGATATGCAACGATGCAAAAACAGGTAAAACACACAGCGATGAAACCACATACCAAAGATGTTTAGACGTAGTTAATTATATGGTTTTGTATGCTGCAATGGAAAAGGAACATCCACATGCAAATAATACTAAACAAAATGGAATTAAGACTGGCGAAAGCATTGGCGAAAGCAAAAATGGATCAGAACCAAGTCAATGGAATGATCTCCAGCGGACCACGTAGTTTAGAAATAGATCTACGCGGTGTTAGCGGTGAATTAGCCGTCTGTAAGAAATATAACACCTATCCCGACATGGTGATAGGTCCTCATTATAGCGGTTACGATTTAATATATAATAACTTGAGAGTGGATGTAAAGACCACAAAGTTTACCAGTGGTTATCTACAGGCCAAATTAAAAAAGAAGCAGACAGATTGTGACGTATTTATATTAGTGCGTGATGAATCTCCTACGTTTGTACTGGAAGGATGGATACCATCTATAGATTTTTTGACGCAGGATAATATAATGGATCTTGGTTATGGTAATAAGTTTACGTTGCAGGCAGACCAGTTAAGACCTATGGAGGCGTTAGATCAATATGCATAGTATGATGAAAGGTCGTATAGGAGAATTGGCAATACGCCAAGATCTCTTATCTCAGGGATATAATGTTTATCTTCCAGAAGTGGATGTTACGCAGGTAGATATGATTGTAGAAACACAAAGTTTTGCAATAAGAAGAGTGCAAATTAAATGTGTGACGAAGTTACGTAGAGGTACAGCAATTGAAGTGGATACTACAAAGTATAAAGACACCAACAGAGTAGATGTGGTTGCAATATACTATGAGCCAAAGAATATAATTGCCTATGTACCATACGAGAACACTCATGCAATTAGTTTAGCATTGAGTACAGGCAAAAATAATCAAACAAAAGGCAGGAAGTGGTTCTATTCATACGAATACTTTCCTGATTTCAGCTAATGATGAAAGTTATATCACTTGGGTTAGGTGTACAAAGTACAGCGATGTATATGATGAGCAGTTTAGGAAAAATAGAACGCGCAGACCATGCAGTGTTTAGTGACCCTGGAGCAGAGTTACCACGGACATATGAGATACTGGACTTGTTGCAGGATTGGGCAAAGTCTAATGATGGTATTCCCATTCATGTTACAGATAAAAAAAATCTATATAAAGATATTCTGAATCAAAAGAACTCGACTGGCCACAGGTTTGCATCTATTCCAGGATTTACTGAGAATGGTGGAATGATACGCAGGCAGTGTACAAAGGAATATAAAATTGATCCAGTAATCAAAAAGATCCGTGAGCTGCATGGATTAAAGCCTAGGAAGCATATGCCAATGACGCAGGTATGGCTTGGTATATCCTTAGATGAAATACAGCGGATGAAGTATAGTCAAATACCGCGTGTTGAATACTATTATCCTTTAATAGAAAGCAGACTGACTCGCGGTGATTGTATTCAGATGTTTGAGGAATTGATGTTTCCAGTGCCACCAAAATCTAGTTGCGTATTTTGTCCGTATCATTCGGATCGTAATTGGAAAGAGTTAAAAGAAGTGTATCCTGAAAGTTGGGAGCAAGCAGTAAAAGTAGATGAATCAATTCGAGATATGTCACAACGAGGTATGAAAGAACCAATTTACGTGCATAGATCGTGTAAACCATTAAAAGATGTAGAGTTCGTAGATCAACAAGAATTGTTTATGTGCGAAGAAGGATTTTGCGGATTATGAGTGACTTAAAAATAAAATATGCAGGCAGTATTGATTATGATGATGATAATGGTGAGTGGAGTGACGATATTATCTGGGGAAGTAATTATAAAGAGTTTATTGAAGATATGAAAGAACATATGAAAAAACGCAAGAATAGTAGTGTATTCTTTGCAGCAAAGTATGTGAATGACAGAGAGCGTGACATAACATCGCAAGTGAAGGCTGATTGTCGTGGATGATTACTTTATAAAGCCTAGCACTGTTGATAATGAGGTGTTGAGGAAAGGTAAAAAGAATTTAGATGCTACGCTTGCCGATAAGTATATTTACTTTTGCACTAGTTGTAGTAAGTGTTGGGAAGTAGCAAAAACGAAATGGCAAAAGCGTATTGAGTATTATCATAATTTCCCATCGTATAAAAAGAAAAGAAAAGTTTGTGAAAGATGTACACCTGACAAAAGTGTGGAGCATAAGGATGAATCCTGAGTTGGCCCTGGTTGACACAGCCGTGTCAGGTGTATTTAATAAATAGGAGTCGAAATGATAATGTTTAATATAGCGGAATGGATTGCAAATCTGTTGGTGTTAGGTCTAGGACTGTTTTTCTGGATGTTAGCACTTGCAGTATGCTACTTAATCATAGATGAAATAACACGTAAAATAAGGAGAGAATATGAGTAGAACAAAGCTACATGGTCAAAACTACATACTGAAGGACGGCAAACGTGCCGCCAGTGTAACTACGATCATAAATAATCAGCTTGGGTGGAATAAGAACACGCTGATAGCATGGGCAAAAAGAATAACAGCGCAGGGCGATGATGCGGATGAGGTAATGCGTGAAGCAGGACATATAGGTACGCTATGTCATTTGATGATTCAAGGTTACTTGGATGGATTTGATGTAGATACACGTGATTATTCACCAAACCAGGAAGAGCAGGCACTAAAAGCATTTATGGGATTTCGTAATTGGTTTGATAAAGCGAATTTTAAAGCACTAAAAAATGAATTTGCATTAGTGAACGAAGAATTACGTGCAGGTGGTACAGTCGATTGCATTGGTAAGATTGATGATGATTTAGTGTTAGTAGACTGGAAGACCAGTAAAGGTGGACCATATCCAGAAATGATGGTGCAGTTAGGTGCATACACAATGATGTTTGAAGCTGCGCAACCAAAAGCAAAGATTGCTTATGGTGTTATTATGCGGTTTGGTAAAGAAGATGGAAAGTTTCATAAGCATGTCATTAGCCGTGAAAAGCTAGACGTTGGTGCGCAGGTATTCAGGCATTGTTGTGCGCTGTATTCTTTGCGTAGGCAACTGTGATCACGCCAAATGATGTCTTCTCTAAAATAACAAACAATGGTACACGCGCTTACTGCCCTAAGTGCGATGATAAAGCGGAACGTATCCAAGGTACAATACAGATTAATGCAGACTATGCATTCTGTCACAAGTGCCTTGGTCATTGGGATTTTCTTGGAGAGACAGATCGAACCCCGAAGGTGGAATATAAGCTAGAGAACACCACGCCAAAAGTTGCCAGTAAAGAAGTAGAGAAGAGTGGCTACGCAGACGCGCGCGAAAAATTTATAGCACATTGGGATTTGGTGGTAAAGGAATTGGAGTTGCCCTGGAATAAAAGATGCCTTGATATGCCTATCGGAATACGAAGAGATGATAAAAAGAACGCACAATTAGTATTCCAGATTAGAGATAATCATGTTAAATATCATAAAGGAGCGCAGTTCGGTGATGCAAAGTGTAAGGTGTTTGAGACTCCGCATCTCTCCAATGAATACCTACTCATCTGCGAAGGTGAGAAAGATGTCATCACCGCTTACTGCAATGGCGTACCTGCGCTGACGTTTACGTCTGGTGCGGGTGCGCTGCCTGCTGAAGTAACCTTGCCGTCTCAATATAATAAAGTATATATTGTGTACGATAACGATGAAAAAGGCGAGGAAGGCGCAAAAAAACTAGCTAAACGGCTTTTTGACACTTGTGTTGAATTGTATATTATGCAGTGGGTTGATAAGTCGGACCGCTACGATGTCACAGACTGGTTTAATGATGGACATACAATGGATGAATTGATTGGATCGTGTGTTCGCTTTGGGGATAAGCCTGAAGATCTTGGTGGAATGCGCAGGTTTAGTCCTAGCGAGTTTGCGAAGACATTTCATAAGATGCCAGAACCGATCATTGAGAACCTATTGTTTGAGAAGGACCTAATGGGATTGGCAGGTGGTACGAATGTTGGGAAGTCGGTGATGAGTATGCAGTTGTCTGCGTGTCTTGCGATGGGAGTGCCGTTTATGAACTTTCGTATCCCAAAGCCACGGAAGGTAATGCATGTGCAGTTTGAGTTGAAAGATGAAAGCTTCCGTGTGCTGATTGAGAGAACCGCAGGTCATGTATTGGAGCAGTATCCAGTAGAGGCGAAGTTGTTTGAGGAGAACTGTAGTATTTTAAGTAGTGGGCAGATTGATGTGTTCACGGACAAATGGGATCAGATCGATAGCAACCTAACCTTTGAGCCTCGTGATGTCTTGGTGGTGGACAATCTCTATACCAGTACCAATAAGAACGTGAGCAAGAACCAGGATGTGATGGACTTGCTGCGTAAGATGGTGAACTTGAAAAACAAGCATAACGTGGCTATTGTTATTGTGAGTCATCATAAGAAGCTTGGAGAGGCGAGTCCTTTGGATGTGAGCCATATGTTAGGTGGTAGCGCATACACAAATCATCTGGATGGGATTGTGCAGTTGGCAAGTAGTAATCGGATGCCTGGATTGAAGGTGATGAAGATTACGAAGGTGCGCAGTCAGAACGATTTGCATGGTGTGCCAGTTGGGATCAAGTTGCATAATGTGACGGATGGATCATTGTATTTTGAGTACATGAAGCCACTTCCAAAAAATGAGATGTTTTGGTACACAGATCCAGTGGAGTCCATAGAAGAAAAAGTATTGAAAGCAGTTGTGACAGATGGTCATAATTTTAGTAGCAATGCGTTTGCTTCTGCGCTGGAATCGGTGGCTGGATTGAGTAGTAATAATGCAGTGTATCATTGGCTAGAAAGAATGGAAAATCAAGGTTTAATAATCAAACTTTCTCGCGGAAACTATAGAAAACTTGAGAGTGAATTGGATGGATTCCAGGATTAGTCGTTGTGCTGAGAACGAGAATAACGAGAATAAGGAGAATAACTTATTCTCATTGGTGCGTTGGGATGAGAAAATAAAACGTGCTTGTATATATATAAGAGAGAGTTATTCTCCTTATTCTCCTTATTCTCATTCCTAGGACCATTGGTGATTTACGCTGAAAAATGTCCATTATCGGAGAAAAAGGATAAATCCTGCGAATGGGCATTAATGGCTAGTGATGGACTGCGCTGTAGCATGGTGATTGAGTGGTATGAAGACACACGAGTTTGCAATTTAGATCGATGCTGGATTGGAATGTTGAGTCGTGACAAGTTGGCGTGGCGGAACAGAATGCTGAAGAAAAAAAAATAACCACGCCAGTATAATATAATAACCCTGGGCATATAATATAATAAGCACCAAATAGTGCCAAAAAGCGCGTAAAAAACACCAAAAAATGACCAAAAAATAAATCGAAATAAAAATTTCATATAATTTATATTATGTATAATAGGATTTAAAATACAAGTTATGAGATGTAAAAAAGTGTATAAATATCTAACGTTATTTAGTCAATGTTTTGAATTATGATAGTATTTAAACGGCGTTTAATGTGTGAAGTTATATATTATTTTTTAGGCTTAAATTTAGGCTTTAAAGCTTGCAAAATTGTTTTGCTTGGTTCATGTTAGGTAAAAAAAAAGCCGTATTTCTACGGCTCTTTTTAGCTTTGTTTATGGTGTGTTAATTGTCCATTGAGTACACGAATATTAACGCAACTATGAAGTAAATTAAAATTTCATACATAAGCGCAGTATTACAATAAAGATCCATAAAACAAAAAATAGGTCCATTAATTCAAATACTTTATTCATTTATTACCTCTCTTTGATTTTAATTGAAAAATATTTTCTTTTATAAGTAGTTGATGTATTTATAGTATAGCAATAGATAAACATGTTAATGAGTTCTTTGCTTGTGTTACCTTTAATACACATAAAATGCTCTTTATCATCTTTATTAAAAATACATAAATGATAATTATACTCTTCTTTAAAATCTACTCCATTATAACAAAATTTTTCATTTTGTTTTAGTTGATTGTAAACGCCTTCAACTTCAAAATGATCAATAATTTTATTGTTAAATACAACTTTAATCTCAAAGTCTAAAACATTCAATTTATGTTTAATTCTCATTTTGCTTATTGAACTTGCTAGTTTTTTAATGTTCATTTATTACCTCTCTTTAATTTTTAAAGTATACTGGCGTAAAAATCTGAAATTCTTAACCAATTACAAAGCCGCTTAGATCTTTTTTCGCTTTGCCCTTTGCAATTAATCCTACAATACAATGTTTTGGATCTAAGAATCTTAAATCATGCTTGTCACCGTTAATCACTTTTTTATTTAAATATGTTTTTGGTAATTCGTTTCTGAATACTGCAGCAACATTTAAACCGTTAACTAATGCGCTTAATGTTTCTTTGTGATTGCTTTCAGCACGTGAAAATGTTAAATGATAATTAGAAGGAATATTTTTTCTATTATAGATCTTAGTATAATCATAAAAAACATGATCCGAGAATTTTTGTATGATACCGTAATTTTCCCACCGTATATCACTCGTTCCGTTTAATCGAAATGTAGCTTTTAAACCTTTGCGCTGCGCTGAATTAATTGCGCTTTTTATTTCTTTAGTTAATTGTTTTAAAAATGCGCTGCGGTCATTAAAAAAGAAATTCGTTCTATTTAAACGCGCTTTATGAATTGGATTCATAT